AACGTAAAGCCGATAGCAAGAAAGTATACCAATTGGTCGGTTGGTGTCGTTTCAATAAGAAATATCAACTACAAGATGTCGAAGACATCAGCCGTTGTTTATACCTGAAAGGTATGACTAAAGTATTTACTGGTTTCACCTATTAATTCCTGAAAGGAAACAACATGACAGATGATGAAATCATCCATTACTATGACACCCACTTAAACTTAACTCTTAAAGAGTTATCGCTAATGACTGGCAAGTCAGTAGCGGAGCTAAAGAAATTGCTCTTGTCCGATTGGACAAAGAATGCAAAGAAAATTGTTAAACAACTTTCCTGAAAGGAAACAAAATGCGTAAACGAATGATAGCTAAATGGGTTGGCAAAGATGCCAACACTGGAATGCCCATAAGAGTGGGTGATGAAATTGTGTATGACACTGAGACACGTAAAGCCTATCATGATGATAGGGAACATGGCGATGACAATCTAAAGATTGATGGCAAGCCTTTGTTAACACTTAAGGAAAAAGTATGAATGACAGAGATAAAATGATGTATGGCTGTGACATTGAAGCTTTCAAGGAAAGCGTCAAAGACAGCTTCACTTACAGGACAACAGGTGGTTACATGATAATAGCTTCGCTATTGTCTGATGCTCAGGAACAGCTAGCACATGGCGATGACTTCGGTGCTAGGCAAACGCTGAACAAAGCGAAAGCTTTGATCTTTGATATGGCTGATGGGAATATGACGTTCACTTCCTGAAAGGAAACAAAATGAAAGTGTTTGTATACTTTAATCTACACAAGAAATGCTTTAGCATTAAGGCTCTTGAGGGTGCTATGAAGGGGCGAGTGGTTGCCCACAGAGATAACGTGTTGCTCTTCCACACCACGTTCAAGGTGTCACAAGCTGGTAGAGAGCGTGTCCTGCGAGAGAAGCGCAAGAATGTCCATGCTGGTGTCTGTGGCACTTGGTATGACAGTGGCAACGATCATGGCACGTTGTCCTCTGTGAAAGAACGTGGCGAATTAGTTACCTACAATCCCTACAAGTATAACACTTTTGTATACAAAGAGGATGAGAGCACAGCAGACACTGCTTGGTGTGCTGGTCTGTTTACAGACACTGAAACCCGCAGAGCTAGCATTTATGCTTGGTCTTCCTAAAGGAAACACATGGAAATTATCATTGAAATCAAGAACGTCTACGGAGTAGAAAAGTTCTATCCAATCTGCGATAAAGCAAAGCTTTTTGCTCACATCGCTAACACCAAGACACTGACACCTGAAGTGTTGGTGGATATCACAAAGCTAGGTTACCAAGTAACCTTACATCAGCAAGATATGCTCTCTTTCCTAAAGGAAACACAATGATTGGCATCAATGTAAGGAACACTGATGTTCCTTTTGCTGACCTGATTGTGGATGGTTTAAAAACCATTGAAACAAGGGAAAGCAAGAGCTTACATCCCTATGTAGGTAAGAGAGTGGCGATTGTCAGGACAGGGCAAGGCAAAGCCTTTGCCATTGGTGAAGTCACCATCACTGGTTACATTTGGACAAACAACAAAGTTGTTTTTAATCGCTTCTTAAGTAAGCATTTTGTACCGAAAGGCTCTGCCTTTTATATCAAGGAAGGCAAAGGAAAATATTTATATTGTCTGAAAGATGCTGTGAGGTATGAGACACCGATTGCCGTAGGCAAAGGTATTGTGGCTAGACAACTCCTAAAGGAAACAAAATGAAAGTACGAATGAGAGATGACTTGGCAGAGGATGGCTTAGCCATTCCTGCATCTAGAACATTCAAAGACTATGACACTCAGGTTGATGTTGTCTATGTCAATGCAGAAGAACTAGTAGACGCTGTCATTGGTAATGACAGTGCTGACCCTGATGACCATGCCTTTTGTTATGTTCAATTAAAAGATGGCAGGGCTTTGTATTTTTTGAGTGTCGATTTAGATTTTGAGGAGACAACATGACCTATGCTGACTATGTCACCACCTACTTCACTGAGGACAACATCAAGTTGTTCTACAACGAAGTTGTGTTAGGTGGTGAAGACGATTTCTATAAGAACGAAGTGAGTATGTTTATTGGTTGGCTGACAGGGTTGTCAGTTGACCATCGCTTCTTTGACCCCTTGTGTAACAAGTTTTTGAAAGCAACATATAAGGAAACAACATGAGCACAGTGATAGCAAACATCGAAGATGATAACAACCTAAACTATTCCTACCAATTGTGTATGGAAGATGATGGTACATACTACCTATGGAGAAGCTCAGGCTTCTTGAATGGTAGGGTTGTGTTCAAGGATGTCGAAGACATCAAGGATGCCCTGCGTTTGATGATGGACTATGTGTTTGAATATGAGGGAGTGATAGCATGAAACTTTACTACTGCGTTGGGTACTGGAAAGACAGCAATGATCCTTTCCACTACATGGTAGTGGCTGATGGTGTGTGGGACGGCATCGAAGATGCAAAGGATGAGCGCATTTTTTATTACACCGATGGTGTTCTTCCTGTCATCGGTGATCATGGGGATTTTGTGATAACAAGTGCAGAGGAAACAGAATGAAAACATTCACCATCATTGTTTACAATGACCCCTCCCATGCATGGGGTAAAGTGAAACGTAAAGTGCTGGACAACTTAGGCTTAAGCCAAGAGATATCAAGCTACAGCTACCAGTACAAGGACAACGTGTACCTAGAAGAGGATGCTGACTTGTCATTGGTATGTCGGCACTTGCTGTTTAATTCCGATGTACAAATTAAATTTGTAGAGAAGCACACCAACAGAGACAGTCGCATTCGTTCTTATGAAAGGTATGTAGCATGACACGTTACCAACTACGTTGGAAGTTTACAAACGATCATGAATGGGTGAAGACCTTTGACTCTGAAGAAGAGGCAATGACTCATGCTCTGATTTTTGGCTTGTACACCCACCCATCTGTTGTGGAAGTGGAGATTAGGGTTTGTCCCTATTCACAATCTCTTGTAAGCACAGATAATTGAAAGCCTCAACACCCCTCCTGAAAGGAAACACATGAACTACACCGACATGATGAAACTCTTTGCCAACAAGGTGAAGCAGTACACACCAACACAATGTAGGTTTGCTCTCAAAGACATTGAAGAATGTCTCTCCATCCACAAAGATGACAGCAACTATGTTGCTAAGCTGAACTGTGAACGTGATGCTCTGTTAGATAAACTTTACCTCTCCTGAAAGGAAACAAAATGATACTCTATTTTTATCGACAAGATATGTATGGCTCATATGCTGAAGCCAATGCAAAGGATGCACTTAGGGAAATCAGTGGACTCACCACTGAATATCGTAGTCTTTATGACGTAGGTGGTGACTTGGCTGACACATTGGAAGCCATCCATAAAACATCGAAGATGATGGATGAAAAGTCTGTCATTCGGTATGTGCTGTTAGATGATGATGGCACATTCTTAGATGCCTGTTAAGGAGACAGTATGAAAAAGTTTAAAGTGTTTGCCTGTTACACAACCTATTGCACAGTGGAGGTGGAAGCAGAAGATTCTGACCACGCTGAAGCTTTAGCTAAGGAGATTGACGGAGGTCAATTCATTCCCTCAAAGGAATGTTTTGATTGGCACATCAACCATGCACAAGAGATTAAGGAAACACCATGAACGGACATTACGAAATCAAACCTGTTGATGTGGGCTACATACCTACAGACTTTGGCATCAAAGACAAGAACGACTGTGCCATCAGAGCACTAGCCAATGTGTCCACTATGACATACCCCGAAGCCCATGCAAGGATGACACAATTGGGTAGACGTAAGAACAGAGGCACACCTTGGGCAGCTTTACACACTGCCTATACAGAGGCTGGTGCTAAGGACGTTGCCTACTATGGTAGCAAGATGGTGCGTTTCTCTACTAAGCACAATGTCAAACACTTTGACAAAGGCTTTACCCTCAAAACCTTTGTGTCTAAAAGACCAAAGGGCAGGCACATTGTGCTGGTTAAGGGTCATGCCTTAGCTGTGTGTAATGGTGCTGTCATTGATACGTTTGCTAGCAGGGCAGGTAAGCGTGTGATAGCGGTGTATTCTTTTGATTAAGGAGCAGGTTATGTATCAAGTGTTCAACCACAACGACACCTTTTTAGGTGAGTTTGTTACCAAAGAAGAAGCAGAGGCTGAAGCCATGTTTTACATGGAGCAGACAGGCAATGTTGCTTATTATGTGTTTGCGAAGATCACATAAGCCTTTATAACAGGGTATGATTAAACTCTTATCCACAATAAGCTTAGCTTTGTTCATGTCCCCAATGGCACAACCTCCCTTATCCACACACAATGAAGCAGACTTTCGTTGTATGGTAGCAACACTTTACCATGAGGCAAGGGGTGAGGGTGTGGTAGGTATAGAGGCTGTTGCCTCTGTCATCATGAACAGGGCTAAGCAATCACGTAAGTCTGTGTGCTCAATTGTTTACGAAAGAAAACAATTCTCATGGACACACGTAACAAAGGACAGACGTATCAAGGGTAACATCATGGACATACTATCCATCACACACAAGGCACTGAGCGGTGTGCTAGTGGATGTAACACATGGTGCTACGTTCTATCATGCAACCTACGTCAAGCCCTCATGGGCTAAGCACAAGGTGCTGACAGTGCAGATTAACAAACACATTTTCTATAAGGAAAAAGCATGAGCGATGTGCCATATGAAGAGGGCTTTAAGCGTGGCTATTTAGGGCTAGCTTTCATAGAAAGATATGCTGAGTACAGCAAGGAAGATATCAGTTGTAAGAAGGGCTATACAAATGGCGTTGCTCAGGCAAAGCTTGAGCTTGACAAGTGGAATGGCTTTGTAGATAATATGAAACGTGAAAGGCAGACAGCATGATTAGTGAAATTGATATCAACGATTGGGACAAGCAAGATCCCATCCCTCTGTACAGTGTACCTAACAAAAGCTATGTACAAGTGGGGGATGAGACGCTGTTCTTTGATCACATTGATGGCATGTATAGCTTTTGTATGAATGCAGCCAACGAAGTTGTACACATAGCAGCATTTACTGTAGTCGTTCCACTTAAACGAAAGGATATATGAAGTATTTTGAAAAGCGTTTTAAGCTTTTTGGTAGGGCATACCTACTGCGAAAGCGTGTCTATAAGACTAGACCCATTGAACTCATCCGTGGCGAGTGCTTCAATGCACTGCACATAGGTAAACTCACTCTCCTGTGGGCAAGAGACAATCCAGCAAGACCAATCCCGACAAGTTTTGTCAGGTAATTTCAACAGGGGTTTGACAGCCCCTTTCTAACATGGCTATAATTTGTAGCCACAACAGCATCAGTTGTTGTTCACCCCCTCACTTCCCACCACCGTTCATATAAGGAGCATCCACATGAACACAATCCCCTCCCTCCCCGCTGACCTTGACTTCCAACCCATCCGTGAACAAGCAACCCGCAATGGCATGCCTGTTGAAGGACGCTATTGGGTGGTCAATCCCTTGAATGACTCTGTCATTGGCGATGGTAAGCGTGTCCACAACCCACAGAACTACCGCACCATGTGGGATAGCTTATGGCAAGGCTTGTCAGAATCTGTGCTTGACCTTTCCACAGTGGAAGTGAAGGCACGTAGCATTGACAATGGTGCTGCCATGCGAGCAGAAATTATTCTGCCCAACCATGACTTCACTGGTCAGCTTGGTGAAGCTGCCAAGATGAAGATTGTTATTGGCGACAGCCATGACCAGTCTGTGAAGCGCAGTGTGCAAGCAATGATCTTGCGTTTGGCTTGCTTGAATGGCATGATTGCAGTGCGAGAGAACATTGGCTTCTCACAGAAGCACACTACATTCAGTGACCCACAGATGATTGGTCAAGTGGCTAGCAACTGGATACCACAACTTGAGAATGAGGTTGATCTCATGAAGCAGATGACTGTGGTGAAGGTGGATGTAGACACTGCTGTGCATTTCTACCGTGAACATGTTACCAAGTACCGCACCTCAACAGGGTGGAAGTTCAATGAGAAAATGCTGGAGCGTGTCATGCAGATACACAACAGCTATGACATGGGACACAATGCCTACCGTGTTTACAACACACTGACACACATCTCCACCCACGTAGAGACAAGCCGTGAAGGTGCTGATGTAGGACGTAAGCAACTACGTATTGAGCAAGACATTGATGCTGTGCTCAAGGGTGCATTCAACGATCTGCTTTTACAAGCAGCTTAATCAACAAGAGGGGCTTAGTCCCCTCTCTTTAGGTAACACATGGAAAAAGATAAAGCAATTGGTATGTTCATGGGACTGTTCGTTGGCGATGCATTGGGAGCGCCTTTGGAATTCATGCGTCCCCCTGAGTTTGACAAAGTGACAGACATGATTGGTGGTGGTGTTCACTCTGCTGAGATAGGCGAGTGGACAGATGATGGTGCTATGGCAATGTGCATTGCAGATGCATATGCTACAAGAGGTAAGTTTGCTCCGCAAGAAATTGCACTCAACTTCAAGACATGGGCAAAGACAGGACACTTTGGCACAAGGGATTATCGGTTTGACATTGGACGCACTTGCTTTGAAGCCATTGAAGGCATGACAACAGAGCAACCATATCAGGGCAGGACAGATGGTAGAGCAAGTGGTAATGGCTCCATCATGCGTATTGCTCCTGTTGTATTAGCCAACCACAACAAACCCAACATTGGTTTAGGTGAAGCCATTGCTGTGTCTCTCATGACACACGGCAACACTGACACTGTCCATTACATGGCAGCTTTTGTGGCTGAGCTGTATGCTGGTAAACAGCTTGATGAGTTTACTCATTTGATAGATGATGAGTATGACATTCGCAAAGGCAAAGGTTCTATTATGCATGCATACAATGCAGCATGGGAATGTGTCGATGTCACCTTTAGCTTCCAAGATGCACTGGTCAGGGCAGTTAACAAAGGCTATGACGCTGACACCGTAGGTGCAGTGACAGGTATGCTAGCTGGTAGACACTATGGATACAGTGCTATACCAAAGCGTTGGCTTAACAAGCTGATGAAGCATGATGAACTATTGCAGATGGCAGAAACACTTTATGAAATGGGTGGGCAATGAATTTCAAAGACGACAAAGGCATTGAGTGGAAGCCATTCGTTGCTGGTTACATCACTGACGAAGGGTTGCGTACTTGCATTGTCTATGCCATATCAGCAGAGCATGCTGAGCTTGTCATAGAAGACTTACGTAGAACAGCAAGGCTTGTTGGCTACATTGGAGAGAAACAAGAATGAGCATGCCTCGCTATGTCATGCGCTTTAAAGTGGCAGGTAAGACCAAGTGGAGGTACAACCCACCACAAGATGCCATTGATGCTGGTGTTGTCAAGCGTATGGAACTTGGGAGCATCTATCAAACAGCCTATGCTATGGCTGAAGAGCAGAACAAAATATTGGATGGGTGGAGACAAGAGCGAAAGCATTTGAAAAATCTATCCACTAATGCGAAGCTTAGTGAAGTGATCAAGAGCTATGAAAATAGCTTGAGCTTTGCTAAGCTTGCTCCTCAAACAAGACAAGACTATCTTTATTATCTGAAGATGTGGTATCAAAGCAGGATAGGTGGTGTGCCGTTGTTGTGGGCTAAGCTTGAAGACATACAGACACCCATGTGTCAACGTGTCTATGAAGAGCATGCTGCTCACAGTGTTAGCTTAGCTAACCACACCTTAGCTGTCTATCGTTTGTTGTTTAACTATGCCATAAGACAGGGCTACACCAACTACAATCCATTCAGCAAGGTGCAGAGAAGGATTGAGAAGGCACGTAAAATTGTTTGGACAAGGGAAGATGTCAAAGCATTCCTTGATGTGGCTTACAGCCAGTTTAAATGGCGTAATGTAGGACTCATTGTGCAGATGGCATACGAATGGGGACAGCGTATGGGAGACATGCGTATGTTGAAGTGGGTAGATTACAACATGGAGACTGGTGTTCTAACCCTTGAGCAGAGCAAACGTAGAGCACGTATCACTTTGCCTACATCTGAAGGGTTGCAAGCAATGCTTAAGCAACAACATGAAGAGTATGGTTGGCAACAATATGTTGCACCAAGTAATATGTCAGATAGAAAAGGTGGGTTAGTGCCTTACTCACTAGAAAACTTATCAAGAGTTGGTGATGTAATAAAAACTGAAGCAAATATATCTGAGGATATAAAGCTTATGGATTTACGTAGGACAGCAGTGACTGAGATGATTGAGGCAGAAGTACCACTGCCTAACATCATGGCTATGACGGGGCATGCCACTCCCCAAAGTGTTGCACCATACTTGAAGCATACGCTGAAGGGTGCTACAGTGGCAGCAAGGATGAGAGGATTTGTATGATTGAATCTATGATGACTTTCCTAGCACTGAGTGCATTAGGGGCTTTTGTTGGTGGTGTTGTGTTTGTAGCTGTTGTTATGTTCTTGGAGAACCTAGATGACTAGAGAAGAAATTGAAGCAGTTGTTATTGATGAGCTTGAGTTTTTAATTAAGTGGGAACAAGATCTTGCTGATGATGTTAAAGACAAAGAGTTGCTTGCTGCTTTGCAGCTTGTGCGTACACAGTTTGGGGTGAAGCAATGAGTGCTTGGCTCATAGCAATTATTGGTGTTGTCTATTTAGTGGTGGCTGTAGATTTGCTATTGAAAGGGAACATGGGAATGGGCATAGCCTTTGTTGGTTATAGCTTAGGTAATGTTGGTTTATATTTAGCAGCAAGGGGACAAGCATGACACAAGATGAAATTATTGATATGGCTGAAAAGGCTAAGTTAGACAAAGAACTAGCTGATGATTATTGCCGTGTTGAGTACTGGACTGCAACTGAGGATGAACTTATAGCCTTTGCCAAACTGGTAGCCGCCAAAGAACGTGAAGCCTGTGCAAAGGTGTGTGAGGAAGTTGGTGAACATCCATCACTGACTCCGCTTCATTGTGCTGAATCCATCAGAGCAAGGGGACAAGCATGAGTGATTACGACATGAAAATTCATAGCAACCCAGACGCACAAGCGTGGGCAAAGTTTTTCATTCAGACAAAAGAAAAGGCAAGCTGGCAGATTGAAGATATTGATGAGTCATTGATGCTGGGTTGGTTTGCGAACGCAATGATGGCAATGCACGATTCACAGCGCACATGGGTAGGGCTGACGGATGAGGAAATACAAGAAATTACATTGGAATTGCCAATGGATGCTGTGCGTATAACCGAAGCCAAACTCAAGGAGAAGAACGCATGATTGAAAAAATAAGAACACTCTTTGGAAAGATGCGTGGTGTCTATGGAAGAAAACAAACTATAATGGTAGAGAGTATTGCTTGGCGTTGTCGCAAATGCTCAACAGTATTTCTTGTTGAAGAAGAAGCTAAGCAGCATTCATGTAAAGGAAAACCAAATGCAATTTCATAAACTTGAAGACCTCATCATGCAAGCATGGAGCACATCAGAAGACCTTGAGCTTTTGTTGTGGGCATTGATGGACAGACCAACACCAATGACAGAGGATGAACAAGCCAATATGATTATTGGCATCACAGCCTTACACAACAGTAGGATGCACAGGCTTTTAGAAACTTATTCTGCTGTGTTAAAAACAAACGATATCAATTACAAAGGAGTGGAGTGGGAACTAAATTTATAAAAACACATCAACCTTGTCACACTTGTGGTAGCTCAGATGGGCTATCAATAAATGATGACATGTCAACCAAGTGCTTTGTATGTAATACATTCACTCCCACCACCATAGCCTCAGAGGAAACAATCCCAATGCTTACAGAAGAAACAGAAGTGAAGGACATCTCCTTTCTTAAACAATATAGAGAAGGCATGTCAGTGTCTATCTCTGACAGACGCATCACTAAAGCAACAATGGAAAAGTTTGGTGTTGTTAAATGTGACAACAATTTATATTTTCCTTATCACGACAAGGACAACCAGCTTGTAGCTGCTAAGGTTAGAAGCACAAAAGAAAAATCTTTCTCCACTGCTGGTGCATGGGGTAAGGGTACATTGTTTGGGCAACACTTGTTTCCCATTGGTGGACGCTACCTCACGCTGGTGGAGGGTGAGTTTGATGCACTGGCTGCATACCAAATGACAGGATCTAAGTATCCTGTTGTGTCTATACGTAATGGCGCTGGCTCTGCATTGAAAGATTGCAAGCAACATTATGAATACATCAACAGCTTTGAAAACATCATAGTGTGTTTTGATGGTGATGAACATGGGGTGAAGGCAGCTAAGGAAGTGGCTGAGCTTTTTGGCAGCAAGTGCAAAGTGTTCAAGCCTTTGCCTGACTACAAGGACGCATGTGATTGGCTCTCTGAAAGCAAAGAAGCTGCCTTTGTAGACAGATGGTGGAGAGCTGAGCAATTTGTACCAGATGGTATTGTCTCTGGCTCTACACTATGGGATGAAATGTCTAAGCCTTTGGCTCCAGCAGATTGCTTCTACCCTTGGCAAGGACTGAATGAACTTACCTATGGTATGCGCTTTGGTGAACTAGTAACTATCACTGCTGGTAGTGGATTGGGTAAGAGTCAAGTGCTTAGAGAAATTGTGTGGCACATTGTGCAGAAGACAGAGGACAACATTGGTCTTATGTTCTTGGAAGAAAGCATTCGTAAGACAGGCTTATCCATCATGTCTCTTGCAGCTAATGTTCCATTGCACTTGCCTGACCATGAAGTTGGTGAGGAAGAACGCAAGAGAGCTTTTGATAATACGTTAGGTACTGGTAGATTGTTTTTGTTTGACCACTTCGGAAGCACATCAACAGATAACATTATCAATCGTGTTCGTTACATGGCTAAAGGTCTTAGCTGTAAGTACATCTTCCTTGATCACGTATCAATCATTGTGTCTGCACAAGAGAGTGGTGATGAACGTAAAGCCATTGATGAAATAATGACCAAGCTTCGTATGCTTGTACAAGAAACAAACATAGCTCTTGTTATTGTCAGCCACTTGAAGCGCCCCTCTGATAAGGGACATGAAGAAGGTGCTGTCACTTCATTGGCACAGCTTAGAGGCAGTGGCTCCATTGCTCAGCTTAGTGACATGGTGATTGGTCTTGAACGTAATGGTCAAGCAGAAGAAGAACAGGTACGCAACATGACTAAGGTTCGTGTACTTAAGAACAGGTTCAGTGGAACTACAGGCCCTGCTGGAAACTTGCTTTACAATAAGCATACTGGTAGGATGTTGGAATATATTGAAGAGGAAGGTGAAGCGTTATGAAACAGAAACCAATTGTCTCCTTTACAGGAGAGGCAGAATTTTTCAGTGTCTTCATTAGAGATGAGGATAAGGAAGAATTAAATCTAGACACTAACGAAGTGATAGTGGCTGGTGTCTATGCCATCAACCATCCTAAACTTGGAAACAACAAGGTTAGAACAAGTGTTGTGGTTAAGAAGAACCACGATGGCAGCTTTGAAACACTGAACACAATCTACGTTCCTCATGATCTATCTTGACATAGAAACAAACACAAGCCATGACACCATATGGCTTTGTGTAACTATGCAAGACGGTGTGCTTACACATTGGAGAAACCCTGAAGGGCTGCTTCAATACTTAGGCGAGGATGAAGTGTGTGGACACAACATCATTGGCTTTGATGCATCAGTGTTAGAGAAGGTGTGGGGCATAACGATACAACCAAACAAGCTGGTTGATACTCTCATCCTGTCTAGACTATACAAGCCTGACATTGAAATGGTTTGTATTGAAGGACAGAGAGCACCATCATTGCACAGTCTTGAAGCATGGGGCATTCGTTTGGGTGAACACAAGATTGGTTTCACAGACTTTGATGGCGGGTGGTCTGAAGAGATGGCTCAGTATTGTGAGCAAGATGTGTTGCTGCTTAGAAGACTCCACAAACACTTAGTTAAAGTGATGTTTGATGAGGGCTTCAGTGCTAAGAGCATACAGCTTGAACATGAAGTAGCTCTTGTCTGTAAGAAGATGGAAGAGACAGGCTTCATGCTTGATGAACGCAAGGCTATGCTGTTACAAGCTGAGCTTAGTGGACGCATGGCTGACATTGAAGGACAGATGCAAGAAGTGTTTAAGCCTATTGTTGAACAACGCTGGTCTGATAAGACAGGCAAGCAATTGAAAGACAAAACTACCATCTTTAATCCGGGCAGCAGACAGCAAATAGCTGAGCGTCTACAAGGCTTAGGTGTTGTGTTCAATAAGAAGACAGAGAAGGGCAACATCATTGTGGATGAGACAGTGCTTGAAGGCATTGATCTTCCTGAAGCAAAGCTTGTTGCTGAATATCTCATGTTACAGAAACGTGTAGCACAGATTAGTAGTTGGCTTGAACTTGTACAACCTGATGGCAGGGTGCATGGCAGAGTGATTACCAACGGTGCAGTGACAGGTAGGTGTACACACAGCAGCCCTAACATGGCACAGGTTCCAGCCGTAGGTAATCCTTACGGTGCTGAGTGTAGAGAGATGTGGACTGTGCCTAAAGGAAAGGTGCAGGTGGGGGTAGACTTGAGTGGTATTGAACTGCGCTGTCTAGCCCACTACATGCGTGATCTAGAGTGGCAAGAAGAACTCTTGAAGGGCGATATCCATTGGAAGAACTGCCAAGCTTTTGGGCTTGTTCCTAAAGGCACAGTGAAAGATGATAGTAATAGTGAGCACAAGAAGTTTCGTAATCAAACGAAGACCATGACATATGCAATGTTGTATGGTGCTGGTGCTGCTAAGATTGGAATCACTGCTGGTGTGTCTCCAACAAAGGGTAAGAAACTTATTGAAAACTTTCTTGAGAATACTCCAGCTTTAAAGAAGCTGAAGGACAAGATAAATAAGATAGGTGGTAATGGAAAGTTGCCCGGCCTTGATGGTAGAATATTGTGGATAAGATCACAGCATGCTGCCCTAAACACTTTGCTTCAGTGCGCTGGTGCAGTGGTAGCTAAGCAATGGCTTATAGAATCTACGAAGGCTTTGAACGAAGCTAACATAGATGCAAAGCTGGTAGCTTTTGTACATGATGAAACACAATGGGAAGTAGATGTATCTCAGGCACAACAGGCTGTAGATATTATTGAAAAAGCTGCAACAAAAGCAGGAGAAGTGTTACAATTTAGATGTCCTGTTGATGCCGAAGGAAAGATTGGCAACAACTGGCGTGATTGCCACTGACGTTACTGGTGGGTTTTGATAAAGGAAATTGAAATGGCTGATGAAAAAAAGAAGTTGAAGATTAAGTGCGACATTTATTGGGCGCAATTGAACAAGATGAATGAGATGAGCGGTGCTTATCAAGTTAACTTGTGTAACTTGTCTGATGCAGCAGCAGAAGCATTGGAAGAAATGGGTCTGTCTGTTAATCAAGACAGTGAAAAGAAAGCTGACATGGGTAAGTATATTACCTGTAAATCTAAGAACAAACCAATGAAAGCATTCGATGTTGATGGTGATGAAATCACTGAAGACATTGGTAATGGTAGCAAGGCTAAGGCTTTGGTTGGTACATATAATTGGACATACAAAAATAAAAAAGGCGTTAGCGCATCATTGATCAAGCTGGTTGTCACTGACTTGGTTGAATACTCAGGTGGTGGTGGTATCTCTGCTGATGACGAAGACGTTCTGTAAAGGAAAACAAAATGCAGATTAAACTTGATCTCCATGTTGATGATGTTAACATTATTATGGGTGCTTTAGGTAAAGTTCCCTATGATATGGTCTTTAAACTGGTCAACACCATTCAACAACAAGCTGCACCACAAGTGCAGGCTGCTCAGCAAGAAGCTAAAGCTAAGGAAGCACAGCTTTCCCTGCCCTTTGAACAGCCTGTCGCCTGATGATAGCCTTAGTTGATGCTGATATCATAGGGTATCGCATCGCTTTTGCATGTAAGAATGAAAGCATAACCACTGCTAAGTTTACTCTTAACAGTTACATTGCTGACATTCTTATGTGCGGTGTAGATAACACCTTTGATGGTTGCTATGTAAGCCAGTGGAAACTCTTTCTCACAGGAAAGAATAACTTCAGGAACAACATAGCAACCACTGCTGTTTATAAAGGCAACAGAACAGTGCCTAAACCAGAACATCTCCCTGCCCTACGCCAGCACATGGTGAAGGAGTGGGGTGCTGTCGTTATTGAAGGACAAGAAGCAGACGATGCTATAGCTATTGAGGCAACTCTTCTTAAAGAAGAATGTGTGATAGCTTCTGTAGATAAAGACTTAGATCAGATAGCAGGCTGGCACTACAACTTTGTTAAGAAGATTGGATATCATGTTACCCATGAGGCAGGCATGCATTCTTTTTACAAACAAATATTGACAGGCGATGCTGCTGATAATATCATTGGACTACGTGGCATTGGCCCTGCTAAAGCAGAGACGCTCTTATCTGAGACAACATCTGAAGAAGATATGTATGCTGCTTGTGTTCTTGCTTATGATGGAAATGAAGCAAGAGTTTTAGAAAATGCTAGACTGCTTTGGCTTCGTAGATATGAAGGGCAGGAGTGGCAACCACCAATGAAAGAAGAACATGGAAAATAAATCAGACTTAAGACCTAACGATGTAGCTGTAATCTTACGACCCACTTTTGAAAACGATGAGTGGATAGGTGGGTTTGAGGTATTAGTTAGTGGCTTTGGCCCTATCACTATTACTAAAGAAAACATGGACGACATGATTGGAATGGGTGTTCTTCTTGCGTCCGTCATACCTTTTATGGAAGAGCATGAAGAAATTGCTAAACAGATTATGGAATACTGTAGTAAATTTTATGGTGATGTTGGTGAGTTTGAATACGATCCCAACCACGATAGTTTTGGGGACAGTCTTGTTCTAACAGAAGCAACTAAAACTGTAGGTGGAAAGCATTAATATGAACATAGAAGAAACCTTAGATAGAAGAGCCAGACATTATGGAGAATTTGTGAATATTGCTGCCACTGCCCAAGATTTAAAGGCTGTCCTGAAATACGGAGTTAACTATCATATGTTAGAACCGGATATGGCAGAAGCTCTGGATATGATTGCTCACAAAATGTCACGACTTGTTAACGGAGATTGTTATCATCGTGATAGTTGGCATGACATCATGGGATATGCCAAGCTAATTGATGTACGTTTGGAGGCTATGGAATGATTAAGATAACTGTATCGGTCACTGTTTTTGTAGACCCTGAAGACTTACTCTCAATCTACTTAGATGAAGATTCTTTATCTGAGTTTGTTGCAGAGTGTGTGACTGATGGACTAGAAACATTGTATCCAAGCGAAACTATTTTCAATCACATAGACATCGAAGGTCTAACGTGATACAAGATAGTTCAATTGAATTAAGACCAGTGGCTAATGGCTATGTTGTCTTTTACACAGAAATAAAAAACAACACTGAGGTATGTGCTGAGTTTGTTGCTGTGTCTCTTGATGAAGCGTTGAGCATTGCTCATGATCTCTTCTCACAGGAAGAGTCTGCTGCCAATATGTCTAACATCCTTGACGAAACTATCCCCAAAGAATAGAAACGGCGGTCAGTGGACTGATGCTAGATTCAGAAGCTTCATTACGTCTGCTTTAAGAGCAGCGTCACGTAAGTGGCCTCCGAAATATACAGCTCTTAAGGCTGCATTGATTGGTAGAAAGACTAATAAGAAGACAGGACTAATGGCACAGCATTACAAGTGTGCTATGTGTAAGGAAGAGTTTGTAGCAGCAGATGTACAAGTAGACCATATACATCCAGTAGTTGATCCCTCTGTAGGGTTTATTAGTTGGGATGTATATATTGATAGAATGTTTTGTGAGTTGCCTGATTTGCAGGTATTGTGTAAGCCTTGTCATAAATTAAAAACTGATGAGGAAAAATCTGAAAGGAAAAAGAAATGAAGATTGAACTGACCCAATATGAAGAGAACGAAGATGGAAGTGTCAATTGCCATGTAGACATGGATAAAGAAGCCACACATCATTTAATCAACTACGCTTTAGTGAACATGTTAACTAAGGCTGTGGAAGAAGGTAAGCTGTACACCCCTGATACCTATGTAGCTGAAGTTGAGGCTGAAGAAGAAGACGCTAACTACTTCTATGATGAAGATGGAGACGTTGAATACTACTATGTAGAAGACGAAGACGCTTGGTATTACTACGATGAACATGACGATGATTGGTTCATTGTAGAAGACGAAGAAGAGGAAGAGGACGGTAAAGTTTGGGTGGCTCTTGAATCAGAACAACTGGAATCCCTCCTTGTGGCTGAGTTGAAAAACTGTTTAGTAAATACCTATAACAATTCATACCTCATCTTCCCAGAGGATGTTGATCACAATATTCATGTACGCAATGCATGTAAAACTTTGCTTGGTCATTATATGATTTCCAGTGAAGCAGATGCTTATCTAGATGAGGTGGCTGCTACCTATGAGTGTTAAACTCATTTGGTCTACGCCACATGGGGAGGAACTCGTTGCTTATATGGCACGGGTTTCTAACCAAGACAACCAAGACAACAAGAACACAGCGCCTAAGCTTCTTAAATATTTAATGAAGCACAAGCACTGGAGTCCTTTTGAAATGGTGAATATCTGTATGGAAATTAATACCACTAGAGATATTGCTAGACAAATCTTACGTCACAGAAGCTTTAGCTTTCAAGAGTTTAGTCAACGCTATGCAGAGGTAGTTGATTGGAGCAGAGGAGAAGCGAGGCTTCAAGATGATAAGAATAGACAGAACAGTATACCTACACAGGACAGAGAGCTTCAGCGTTGGTGGGATGAACAACAGACAGCCACATGGAAGCTTTCTACCAATGCATACAAGATTGCTTTAAGCTTAGGCATAGCAAAGGAAGTGGCTAGGAAGGTGTTGCCTGAAGGACTAACTACGTCACGCATGTACATGAATGGTACATTGCGTAGCTGGTTACACTATGTAGATATTCGTTGTGAAGAGTCTACACAAAAAGAACATAGAGAGATTGCAGAGCAATGTAAAGCTGTGCTATCATCTTTGTACCCTAGTTTATTTGAAGGAGTTTGACATGAATTATATTCAAGAAAATTATCGCCAAGCGCAGTTAGGCCTATCTCCTGCTCGCTTTAATTTTAGACACACTACACCTGATGGAAAAACCACTGAGCTTTCCCATGAAGTGGACGATGCTACTAGTTGGCCTAACGCTGTAGAAGCTTTCCTTTCTTTTCTAGAAATTGTCTATGGCTATCCCATCAAGCAAGATGTTTTGTATGATGTGGATATTTATACGCATGATTTACTCACCACAAATAGATTGGTATACACAAACTGGAAACTAAAAGACGAAGACAAAGAAGAAGATTTTTCTGAAGAATAGTTTTGGTGTATAACTGCATCCCCATCTAGGAGCAACTCTGCTCCTTTTTTTCACCTCAACATTCATACACACTGGAGAAACATGAATACTAATGTAGTAACGCCTTGGTCAACTGTTGGCTATTTAACAATGAAAAGAACATATGCACGAAGACTTAATGAGACAGATTTAAACAGTAAGACGGAGGAGTTTACAGACGTAGTAGACAGGGTTGTAAGAGCCACTAACGATCAGCTAGGGTGTGGCTTCACCGAAGCAGAACAAGAGCGTTTAAGGGGCTATCTGTTGGGTTTAAAAGGCATTGTTGCAGGACGCTTCCTATGGCAATTGGGTACTCCCACTGTCTCTAAGCTTGGCTTAGCTAGCCTACAAAACTGTGCATTCACTGTCATTGATAAACCTGTTGAGCCTTTCACATGGGCTATGGATTTGTTGATGTTAGGCAGTGGTGTTGGCTATAACATTCAAAGGAATAATGTTGATAAACTTCCGCTCGTTAATTCTAGATTTGTTCGTCCTACTCGCCTTGATACCGCTGACGCTTCTTTTATTGTGCCAGATAGCCGTGAAGGGTGGGTTAAACTTTTGGGCAAAACACTTAAGGCAGCGTTCTTAAGCGACTCAGAGAATGGCTGCACCTTTACCTACAGCACACAGCTTATTCGTGGTAAGGGAGCACCCATCAAAGGCTTTGGTGGTACAGCTAGTGGCCCTGAAGATCTGTGTAATGGTATCAATAACATCTCTGATGTGCTGGAGAAGCGCAAAGGAAAGCAGCTACGCCCCATTGATTGCTTAGACATTATGAACATCATCGGCTCCATTGTTGTTGCTGGTAATGTACGTAGGTCAGCACAGATTGCTATTGGTGACGCAGACGATGTTGAATATCTGTTAGCTAAACGATGGGACATGGGAAACATCCCGTCATGGAGAGCAATGTCAAACAACTCTGTTGTCTGTGATGACATCAGTGACTTGCATGAATTCTTTTGGGATGGCTATGAGGGTAAGGGAGAACCTTATGGACTCATCAACCTAAAGCTGTCCCGCAAAGTTGGACGCTTAGGTGAGACAGAATATCCTGATCCAAAAGTGCAGGGCTATAACCCATGTGCTGAGCAAAGCTTAGCTGATAAAGAAACATGTTGCTTAGCAGAAATCTATCTGCCCAACATTGAAAGTGAAGAAGAGTTTAATGATGTGGCTACACTGCTTTATCGGATTAATAAACACAGCCTTGCTCTGCCTTGCCATCTACCGCAAACAGAGGCCATTGTTCATGAGAACATGCGTATGGGTATTGGCATCACTGGTTTGCTTCAATCCAACGAAGAACAAAAAAGCTGGTTAGCTTTGGCTTATAAGAAGCTGCGTAACTACGATGCTTTCTACAGCCAAAAGCATGGCTTTAATAAGTCTGTGAAGCTCACCACTGTTAAGCCATCAGGCACATTGTCTTTGTTGCCCGGTGTTACCAGTGGCTGTCATCCAGCCTATGCTAGATTTATGATTAGACGTATTCGTATTGCTTCTAATCATTCATTGGTGCAGGTGTGCCGTGATCATGGCTACCCTGTAGAGTATCAGCGTAACTTCGATGGTAGTGAAGACCATTCAACTATGGTTGTATCATTCCCATTCCGTCATCCTGATCATGCAGTGTTGGCTAAAGACATGACTGCCATCCAGCAATTGGAAACAGTTAAGTGGCTACAAGAAGTGTGGAGTGATAACAGTGTGTCTTGCACTGTCTACTACCGCAAGGAAGAGCTTCCAGAGATTCGTAAGTATCTGAAGAAGCACTACAAGCACAGCCATAAGAGCTTGTCTTTCCTGCTGCACTCAGAGCATGGCTTCCATCAAGCACCGCTGGAAGAGATTAGTGAAGACCAATACAATGCATTGGTTGCAAGCACTAAGCTCATCACCACTATTGATGAAGCTAACATTGGACTTGATGACGACTGTGCCTCTGGTGCTTGTCCTGTCCGATGATTGAAGTAGTCATCACTCCTACTATGTTAGTGGAAGCGAGAGATAAAGCTGCTGAGATGGGGCAGCTTTACAATAGCATCATCAGAGGGGCTGGCAATATGGCTGGCTTCATTGGTGAAGCTATTGCTCAACAGGTATTAGGTGGTAAGTTGGATAACACTTACGACTATGACTTGGTTCTAGATGATGGCACTAAGATTGATGTCAAGACAAAGCAGACAGGCTATGTCCCATTAGAAACATATGATTGCAGCATTGCTAATTTAAATATTAAACAAGACTGTGACTACTATGCTTTCTGTAGGGTGAAGAATGACTTCTCTATTGGATGGTATCTTGGTGTGTATGAAAAACATCAATATTTTAAAGATGCTGTGTTCATGAAGAAGGGGGATGTTGACCCTACGAATGGATATGTGGTAAAGTCAGACTGTTGGAACTTAAAAATATCTCAGCTAATGGAGAAGATATGATTGTAATTAAAGCAGAACGCACAGCACCCTTGCGTATTCAGTTTGAGCAAGGCTACTTTGCCTTTACAAAGGGATGGTTGAATAACCAATACAATCCTTACACCGTTCAAGGAAAGGAATGGCAGAGAGGATTTGATAGGGGTTATTTTGATAACTTAAGGAAGCTTAAAGAAGCTGCTTAAGAGAGACAGGGCATTAGTATAATGGATAATACAATGGTCTTCTACACCATGAATATGGGTTCAATTCCTGTATGCCCTACCATAAGTATACAATGTATGTTTTTAAGTATACAATTACTTCCTAGAAGCTAGTCCCTTTTGATCAGGTGTTGGATAGCGCATCTCTGTAGGCTCAGCAAACACACTCTTACCCTCATCTATTCTTTTCTTTGCAAAGGCTTGTGCCTTTGAATAGATGGCATCAGTTGCTTCCTTACCCGCCAATAAATGATTAAGCTCAGCTTTATTTAATGTAGGCACAATGAGTGGATGCTCTACATTCTTTCCTTTGTATGTAAACTCAGAAGATATTTCTGTAGACACACCGCCTTCTTTATTTGGAAGCGCACCAAGATATCCCTTACCTTTAGCACCTTCACCACTATTGCGTAAACCGTATGGGGCTAGTCCTTCTTCTGTACTATCTTTTTTCAAACCTAAGCCACCACCTTTATTAAGCTTGGGTGTAATATCTCTGATAGTCTCAATGGCTTTCTTTTGTTCTCCTGCTGAGTACAAAATCGGATCTGTTTTCTGTAAAGCTTTCTTAAGCTCCAACAACATAGCAGGTTTAGGACTAGTGTTAAAAGCTTCTTGGCTCATCTCATCCCTATAAATATTTAGCAGCTTGTTAATACTTGAATTAAGTTCGCTTTGGTACTTCTCTAAAGCAGAATAATAGTTTTGACCATAGCCTGTTTTAGTTGATGTCACCTCTGAAGACTTAGCAATTTCATTAAACACAGTGCGAATATCTTTGTATGCTTGATAGGCATTAGGTGCAGTTTTGCTAGCCAGTCCTTTAGTAGAGCTGTAATTAAAGTCATTAAGCCTAGCTAACGCATCATTTATTTTTGTTTCTCTAGCACTTATCTTCCCATACTTCTCACTAACACCAGCTATGTCTTGTGTCACCTTAAGCTTATCTGCTTCAACAAAAACATCTTCTGTTTCTTTAAATAGCTGTGAGCGGGGCAAGCTCAATGGTCTAGCCACATTAGGACTACCAGTGATTGTTCTTGCTAGATAGTTTAAATCCTGTTTATCATATGCATCAAGAGGCATGTTCACTCTTCTGAATTCATATTCAGCATATGGTATTTCCACTTGAGAAATATTCTTAGGATTTTTGCCACCAAACTTTTCAATGTAATAGTTTAAGTTGGGATCTTTGGTAAAGGAGATGGCTCCAGCATTCAATTCAAAGTGAGACATCTTGTTTGTCTGAGGATTGTAGAAACCTCTAGCAAGTTTTTCAGGAGTGCGCTCTGATCTATTACCATGATAAAGAATAACAGGAGGTGTATCTTTATATTTAACACGCAAAGCATCAAGCTTGTCTTGGTATTTAGAAGCAAAAGAAGCAAAGTCTTCTAAAGAAGCAGCATCATCTGCCTCTACTTCTTTTCCTTTAGCTGCTCTGTATTCACCTTGTGCAACAGCTATAACATCTTCATCCAAAGGTTTAGCTCCCTTAGTAAAGGAAAGCTCATCAAGCTTGTCAACTAAAACAGGGAAAGTGTTCTGTCTAATTTCTCTGATATTTTGTAATACTTCTTTTCTTCTGAATGTATCACCGCTTACCAAAGGAAGCTTGTTAAAATCTGGTGCTCTAGATAAAGCTCTTTTTTCTAAATCATTAATTGGTGTGAACACAATATCAGGACTAACAAGGGTTAAGTCTTTTAGTGTTGGCGGTGTAGCTGTACCTTCAGGTGCAATCTCTTTCAGCTTATTTAAGAAACTCTTTTGATAATCATCAGGGAAATCAGTTTTAAATTTATCTAGCTGGTACTGCGATCCCATGCTAGTCTTTAACAAAGACTCAGCTTGGTTAAGTTGCTCTGTGGAATATTTATTAATCTCATCCACAAAGCTTGGCTGCACTGTTTCTTCAGTCTTACTGACAACAGGAGCAGGCTCCATTGGTGTAGCAGGAACAATGACTTCTTTCTTTGGGGCAGTCTTTGTAACAGAAGGAGGCACAGATACAGGAGTTCCTTGTTGCTTCAACAAGTCTTCTGTTTGCTTCACAGCAGGAGCAACTTCCACCCCTGCTTTGGTAGCCATGTCTGTCACCTTCTTAAGCAAGTCATCAGCAGACTCAGTGATAGACTTTTTAGCCACCTTAGTTGCACTCTTACCAATAAGAGTTTCAGCCATCTGTGTAGCCACACCACCAACACCAAATGCTGGTTGTTTCTTTAGAGCAGCAGCAATAGAAAGAGCAGACACATAGTCCTTAGTTTCTGCTAAGTCTTTCTTCATGTTCTGTTTATAAAACTCTGCCGTAGCTCTCTTAACTTCAGGAGCAAGTTTGCTATATTTAATTTCAAACAAACGTGCTTGTTCACCACGATTAAAGGCATCAGCCTCTGCTTGTTTACTAGCAATATCTTTAGCATTTGTTTGCGCCCAAGTAAGAAGATTTTGCATAGCAATTTTTCTAACGTCAGGGCCAGCTTGCTTGTAGAAGTCTGTTTCTTTTAACACATCAAATGTATCAAGCAACAGAGGAGCCATCACCTTACGAGCACTAGCATCTACAATCTTATCTCCAGTGGAGGTAAAGATTTTATTGTTTGGTATTTTAAGTTTAAGTATCTCTTCTTCTAAAGGCTGTGGTGCTCCCTTGATAGTGATACCAGTGAATATCTTCAAAGGCCCTGCATCATTAAACGCAGCTTCTTTTCTTGTAGCTGGTTGATATACAGGAAGCTCTTGTTTAAGAACAGGTGTCTTCTTAATAAGCTGATTCTTCATAGAAGAAAGAAAGCCTTCTTCACCAGCAGGAATCTGATAAGCATCTCTTGGTAGATTTTCATCTCTATCAATAGCACCAATCAAGTCACTGATCTGTTGAACAGGAATTAATGCTCTACCAAAGTATTGACCTGCCCACTCACCAAAGAATGTAGCCACCTTCTGATCAGCACTTCCCTCACCTGTTTGCATATTAGACACTGACTCAGCAAACTTATCTCCCAACCACGCAGAAGTACCGGCAGGGGCTTTGAAACCTGTCATTGCTTCTAAGAATTCTTTAGTGCTGAATTCATCTGTTCTAGCTTTCTCAAGCTTAACCAAGTAGTCACCCATAGCTAAGAAAGGAGCCATAGGAAACAACGCTCTAGTGTCTACTAAACTTCCATCAGGATTCTTTATATCGTACCAATTAGTGTCTTGGTTTTCTTGTCTGTATTTATAAGCTGCATAGATGGCAGCAGTACCTACAGCACCCTTAGATGTGTTCTCTAAGCCCTTCATTAAATATCTCTGACCTTCTTCATTGCCTGCTCTTAACATAGAAGAGCCTTTAGCTATGTCAGCAGCACCAGAAAAGACACCCATAGGGCTATGCTTGTATGTCCACGACATGGCATTAGCCATAAAGCGAGGGAAAGGAACGAGGGTAGAACCAACAGGGCCTAATGATTCCACAAACTTAACTGCATGGAACATTACACCTTGTGTTGGCATCTTGCTAAATGTAGCAGCCAATGCTTCATCTGTAGCATTCTTTAGCACATCAAAAGGAATATTCTTTCCTTGTGACATGATGTCATACATATCAATACCAACACGGCTAAGTTGTTTCTCAACAGAAGCAGTGAAGATGGCTTTTCTAAAGAAAGCATCTTGAGCTACGTTCAATGTGTTAGCCATCTGTGCCACTTTAGAAAGTTCAGTGGCTTCGTTCTCACCCACTGTGCGTAAGATACGACCACGCAGAGTAGGAGAACCAGCAAGAAGTCTTTCAGCTACATCAGAAGATAGGTTGCTTTGTCCTAAATAGAAAGCTGTTCTAACGGCATCATCATAGACACCTTTAAGACCACCAGTAAAACTACCTGTCAATGGTTTACCGCTGCCAAGTTCATAGGCTGTTTTACCCATACGATATAGAGAAGACTCAATGGCTTCTGATGCTGCACCAAAAGTTACAACCATACCACCTGAAAAAGCATTGCGTACAGTGGTAGCAACTTGCGACACCATCAAGGCCTTAAGCTCTCTATCTAGTCTCATTGATAGATCATACAGACCAGTGAATGCAGATGTCAGTGTGTTACGTTTACCATACATCAAATCCACTTCTTTAGCAGCAGCAGGATCAATGTTCTTAAGTTTGTTTTGTAAACGAGCAAGAACAGAATAGGCTTGCAATGTACGACCAGCGTCCCCTGCTGTTGTTCTATTCATACGAGCAAACTCTTCTGGTGTAACTCCAGCATTAGCTAGAGCATCACGAAGAATAACATCATCAATGTTCTCAATGTTCATGAAAACATTCTTAACAGCATCACTAATCTTCTGATCAGCTTTAGGAGCAAGCTCAGGAACTTGTGACCAAACATTGCTTGCAATCTGTGCAGCCTTCTTGTTCACATCATTTCTTATTTGCATCTCAGCAATAGATGTAGGATCTCCTTCTTTATTAAGAAGCTTCCTACCTTCAAAGATGTCATAAGCATCTTCAAGCTGTGTCTCTGTTGCTGCTTTAGGAGCCACCTTTACTTCAGGCGGTGGTGTAGATACATCCATCTTAGGCTCTATACGGCCTCTAGCAGCCTGTTGACGCTCTGCTAATATGGCATCTAACTCTCCCACCTTTGTCTTACCTCTAGCAAGCCTAGCGGCTGTTAACAAGCCACTTGTTTCTAGTGTTCCACCAATAGCACCGATAGCTCCAGCAGTGCCTGCCTCAGTGAGGTTGATTCCTTCAGCAACTTTCTTTTCTTCTGCCACTAAGTTTGCTTCAATTTCCTTAATTTGATCAGCCACTTCTTGCTGCTGTTCTGGTGGAAGCTGTGCCACCACTTGCTTAGCTTGTTCAACCTTGGCTCTTGTGTTTTTGTTAGCAGCGTCTTGTGTTACAAGTTTTCTACGCTGTTCTTGTACGTTACCTAAAGCAGCGCCTGTTCCTTCAACAGTGGGAACAGTGAGTGCAGCAGTAGTACCAAGCCTACTAGCTAGTGCTGCTCTAATTCCTTTTGTGGCAGCTTCTTTAACAAAGACATTCTTAGCTACAGTACCAGCACCTAAAGAGATGGCTGTAGTTGGATCACTAATAACACTACCCAATGCATCAAGAACAGGGGTAAATCCTTTCTGTCCTTTATCACTGAAATAGCTTGCAGTGTTGTCAAAGATGTCATAAGCTTTCTTAGCTTTTAACAAGTCTTCTTTACTAGCATTGTTTAAATATTGTATCTCTTGTGTGCCTGAAATAAGGTTACCAAAAGATAGCATACGCATGTGGCTAGCCCACCGCTTAACATAATCATCTTTGGTTTCATTAGGAAGCATAACTCCCTCTTTACCAAACCTAGCTGTGGCGTAGTCATTAATGGCTTTAAAGTTGTCTGGATTTTCAGATAAGTCTTTGAAAGAAAATTGACTCTCCTTAATCTTCTTTTCTCTTTCTAGATTGCTAGCAGCAGCTTGAATGCTACTTTGTTTAGCTGTCTCTACTAGAGAAAGCTTAGGTGCGGGAACAGGAGCAACTTCTGCTACAACAGCATCAGCAGGTGGTGTCCAGCTACTTGTTACAGCATCAGCAGGAGGCTTCCATCCACCAGTGGAGGGAGCAACAGTGGCTTCTACAGCGTCAGAAGGAGGAGTCCATGCCATGTTTATTTCTTACCCTTAGTGTAGGGCTTACCATCAGGGCCGGTTGTTGTTTCACCCGGTTGCAGAGTGGCCCACTTAGCATCAAACTGTGCTGGTGTAGGCAGCTTCTGTGGAGCAGCCGCAGGCTGTCTAGCAGGGGCAGGAGTAGGCGCTGCTGGCGTTGCTGCTGTAGGCGTTGCTGCTGGCGCTGGTGGGGGAGGAAGTGGTGTTCCTCCGACAGTGGGCAATCTAGCTACACCATTCTGATCAAACACAACACCAATAGAAATCAAAGCTGTCTTATGAAGTTCAGACTTAGGCTTGCCATCAGAGTTTGTCATCTGAGCAATAACAGCGTTTCTTCCGTTATTTATGCCTTGTCTATAAAGCTTCTCAGAAGCCAAGTCTTTAGGCTGTACAGAAGTTGATCCATCAGGATTAGTAATGGTGATGAATGAGCCGGGAGGCATAGAGTCTTGAACAGCAGAAGCAACACCTTTAGTGGCTGCTGAAATGTAATTAGCTGCTGATATTTTCTCTACGTTAGTTTCTTGTTTATCGAGCAACAACTCACGTTGTTTCAATTCACCAGTTAAGAGAGCCACTTGTTTGGTGTCACCAGCTTTTTTTGCTTCAATAATCTTATTAGCAAGGTCTGTTCTAATATCAGCTTCTGTAACTTTCTTATCAGTGGCTAAAAGTTTCTGTCTATTCTTCAATTCTAATTCAAGCTTAGCTTTAACTTCTGGGTCTTTTTCTGCTTGAATCTTTGTAACAAGATTAGACTGTATCTGTTCATTGCTTAATGACTCAGTGCGAGTAAGGGTTTCAGCCACAACAAAAGCAGCCACCTTAGCAGAAGCCGCTTGAAGAGCCACAGGATCTTTATCTTCCTGTGCCTTAACTACAGCAAGCTTTGCTTGTTTAAATTGTGCATCATAATTAGAAGAAGACAAAATACCTAAGTTAAACTTAACTTCACCTTCAGGCATTTTAGGTTTGAAGTTCATTGCTCTTCTTAACTGTTCTGGATCAAGACCTAAAGGAGCCACAATACGTTTAAGTTCTTGTTCTTGTGTGCCTGCTGTAATTTTTTGAATGAGGGACATGTTCTTATTAGCTTCAACAGGAGCAGCCTTAGCAGCAGACATGTCATACATGTTGTTAACAAGATCATCTACTGACTTACCAGTATTGGTAGAAGCAAGCTGTGCAAAGTCTGTAAACTTAACTACAGAAGGATCCCAATCAGCCTGCGCTGCTCTGGCTTTTAAAGCAGCAATGGCAGCAGGGTTTGTAGCAGCAGTGACTAAATCATCATTAGACACTGTAGGAAATTGAGACTTAAGAAAGAGAACATCCTCTTTCATTTTATTAGCTTGCTTATCTCTAGCATCTTTTACTTTATTGTGGTTATCAATAAGCATAGACGCTTGAGCAGCAGCTAGTTCTCTAGCATTCTTTTCTTCTTTTTTAATATTCTCAGTGATGGTGGTAGCAGCACCAGTTGCAAACGCTTGAAAGAAATTACCAGCCATTACATCACCTCTTTCTGTTTACGTGCCATAAGACCTGCTGGCTTTGTTTCTTGTACTTGTTCAACAGTTTTCTCCATGCTCTCTAAAGCTTTCTTCATAGCAAGCTTAGCAATACCAACAGGAACAATGTTTTGTTTTTCTATCTCATCAGGATAAACAATGTAGTCTACGTCACTAAGCTCAGCAAATGTAACTAACAATTCAATAATGACAGGCATAATAAGTATGCCCATGTCCAGTGTATGAACACCTTCACTCACATGGTTAAGCATGATTGATTGTGCCATCACAGACAGAGGCACTTTAGTTTCTATGGCATCAATGGCATTAGACATTACTTCTGGATCAGAAAAACTATCCATATATCTTTGAACAACCTCACCAATATTAACTAGTTGAGGAGGCTGTTGCCAAGGTCTACTCTTCTCAGGAGCAGTCCAAGAAATGCCCGGAGCTACGGGCTGTAGTACATCAAGAGGGCTTGATTTATTTGGTTGCATTTAGCATTCCCTTTCTAGCTTCTCTAATACCCTGTACTGTGTCAGCAACAATCTTCATATTCATATTTTCTTTTTTAGTTTCTTCTGTTTGTTTCTCTTTGGTAGGAGCAAAGCCCATAGGCTTTTTCTTAGAAGCAAAAGGTTTATTAGAAGCAATGATGCCTTCTATTTTGTTCATGTATGATTTAATGTGTTGCATTTTTAAAATCCTATTATCCTAATAACCACTTAGATAGTTTCTCACCTAAAGTATCAGCTATTTTACTACCACCACTGGAGGTCAACAGCGCAGCACTCAAACTACCTAAAGCTGCATAGTAAGCAGCGTCTGCTGCTGCATCTCCAGCATACTTAGTTGCATTAGAAGTAATAGTCACTTTAGAAATTTCATTAGCTCTCATTAAAGCATTATCAGAAGTCTTCCATGCTGTCTCAAGCTGATCTCTGTATGTCTGAGAAAGCTGAGCATATGTAGAGGCAGACAAATCTGTGGCATTCTTAGCATTGACAGCAGCCATTGCATTTATTTCTCTAGTGTTTGCTGTAGAAACATCTGCCAACAATTTAGCGTTGGCTATATTAATCTGCCCACTCAAGTTTGCATTAAACTCTGCTCTATCATTTGCTTCCTGTGCATTAAACTTAGAAAGCTCATCAGCAGCCGACTTATTAAACATAGACACTTTGTTCTTTTCTGCTGCATTATATTGTGAAGCAGAAAGAGCAAGCTGTGCATTTATTTTATCAGCTTCTAGTGCATTAGCAGCATTAGTTGCCTTAGCTGCATTAGCAGCAGCGGTGTCTGAGATAATTGAATCAGCAATTTCTTTAGCTTTAAACAAAGCTGTTTGTTGTCTGTTGTCTAAGTTCTTAACATCTAAAGTTAGGAAAGCCTTAGCATTTTCTACAGCCACTTGTTGTCTATTGTTTAGATTGGTTGTTTCTAAGTTAGCAATCTGTGCTGTCTTAGCTAACACCAATGCTTGTCTATTAGACAAGTTCTGTAAGTCCATTGTGCCTGTTAAACGTGCGTTCTCTAAAGCAATGGTTACATCAGCAGTGAAGTTTTTATCAGCAATGTCAGCAATACGAGCAGCGTTCAATACTTTAGTCTGGAAGTTTTGATCAAATTCTTGTCCTAAAAATTTAGCTCTTTGTTCTCCCAACACCATTGCTGTTTGTTGTCTGTTAGACAGGTTCTGTAAGCCCATCTGTTCAAACACTTTGGCATCAGTGGCAGCAATAGGAAGAGCAGCTTCTAATGTGGCTTGAACAATGGCCTGTCCTGCCATGCTGCTAGCACCAAGTCCTCTAGCGGCAAGCTGTGCTGTAACACCACGCATAGAAGCAGCAGCCCAAGGTGGTGGGTTTCCTGCGTCAAAGTTTGTTAACAGTTTATTAAGCTGACCTTGTGTGGTCATCTCTTCTGTCACTACACCTTGAGCAGCTTGTGTCTTAGCTAGAGCAGTTTCCACTGCTGTTTGATCTACAGCAGATCCACTAACAATTTCTCCAGCCTGTAGGGTTCTTTTTTCAGGCGCTTTCACAAGCGTTGTTGTTCCTTGAGCAGCTTGTTCCTTACCCACTGCTGTCTCAGTTGGGATAGCGGTGGCAGCTTGTGCCTGTGCTCCTTGAGAGACAGTGCCTTGTTCTGCATTCACTCCAGTAAGGCTAGCAGCAAGTTTTGCTTGTGCAGCATCTGTTGTTATTTTTTCTGCTGCTGTTTTTGGAGGAGCAACCACTTCGGTAGAAATGACATTAGTTGAGGGAGCAGCTTGTTGTGTAGCGGGTGCTTGTGGTGTTGCAGACACCATTCCGGGAGTGATTGCTGTAGTTGTCGCAGCACCCATAGTGGCTGATGGATTAGAGGGTTCTACAGCACCGCCAACGGCATAACTTCTTTCACCTCTAGTAGATTTAGTACGCTCACTTAAAAGATCAATGAGGAGAGAAACAGCAGAAGTTACATCCTTACCTTCTTTTTCTTTTTCTGTTGGTGGCTGTTGATCCCTACTGCCTAAATTAAAGGGGTTTGTGCCGCTAGGAGTGACTGCATTGGCTGTACCGAATGTTCCAGCAGCAGACACAACGCCTTGACCAGTAGCAGAAGGGACAGTGAGTCCTTGTGCTCCACCCATGCCGGTGGGAGCAAATGGGTTTATAGAAGAAGTTAAATTAGGAGTGGCTCCTTTTACAATTCCTTCTGTTGCAGGCGCTGCAAGATCAAAACTAATAGGTGTTCCACCTGCTGGTAGAGGAGTTGCAGATGGTGCTGCTGTAAAGGAGGGTGCTCCAGAAGCGCCAGACCCAAAGCTGTAATCAAGCTGTGTAGGAAGACTACTAGCTGTTACACCAGTGTAAGCACCAGCAGGTACAGAATTTAGAGCAGCAGTTTCAAGACCAGCATATGCGGTGGTATTGCCTGCTGCTAGTGCATTAGCCGCAGTAGCTTCTTTGGCTGCTAAAGCAGCGGCCTCTGCTTCTGTTAATGTAGCGCCTGTGCCAACTGCATCAGCAGCAAGCATTTCAGTCCCATAGAGATAACCACCAGTAACAACAGCAATAGTTACCCAACCTCCGGGAATTTCTTCATTTACAAAATCATCAACCTGTGATCCAAGTTCTTTAACAGTGCCGCCAATACCACCACTATCATCTAAGCCTACAACATCATCAAGAGCTTTACTGATGGGATCATTACCACCATACAGTTTAATCTGCCTATTACCTACGTGTTTAAACGCATTACTTGGTAATGAAGGTATTCCTAAAAGAGCTAAACTATTACTATATCTCATACTGTGGCCTTCCAATAAAATTCAGGAATATCTGACTTAGTTACAGGAACACCTAAACTTTCTAACAACGGAACAATCTGATTATTGTCTGGCGTTGGGCCATATATTACTTTAATATCAGATTGTTTTATTTTTTGAATAAACTTAGTAAGTGATTTAACTAGTGTCATTGGTTTATCCAAAGAATATAAATGACAATACACGACACCCGGCTTAATCTTTCTAAGCTCTAAGACAGACTCATTCTCTTGTAACAAGATAGAGTCCCCCGACTTAACAAGTCTATAAATAGCATTAAGTCTTTTAGTTGGGTCTTGTCCTATTGATCTCATATATTGTTCAATGATATAAGAGGCTTTACTTTTAGGAGCAGCTACAGCACCACCTTGTGCATATCCAACCATCCCACCCTTAGCCATGTTCTCAGCAAACTTAGAAGTGATGAAAGCATATCGCTGTGCATCTGATGGTCTAGACATTAAGAACTCATCAAACATTTGCATAGGGCCTTCATAGCCCATCTTTCTAGCTACAACTTCTTTTTGTGTTGCTGTGAAATTTTCTTTCATTTTTTTACTACCCTATACAAATATTCTAAAAAATGTTGATTATCTTTTAACACTGATATCAATCCTGTAGTTAAACAATACACTTGTCTTTCGTTCATATTAAGTTGCATGGCATTATCTATTGCGTGTACAGTTTCATGTAACACTGTATCCACTTCTAGTGGCAGGGGCTGACCGTTCTTTATTTTTATTTTTAAATTATCCCAGTCACACTCACCAACAGCGTCTTTTAATTCATCTAAGTAAACAATCTCATATTCCCTACCAATTATGTTTAGGTGGTTTGGAGACATTATATCACCGCTTAAGCAACAAGTCCATTTAAATACACTGTCTTACCATTTTGTTTAGTTGCTGTCAACTCTTGTTTCTTAAGGTTGTTTGGGTCATAGGAAACATGAACCCACCCACTGTCAGGAATGCCGGGAGTGTAGAATTCAAGGATGAGTTGTGTATATTCTAAATTGTCCATAATCCATTGAGCCAACTCAGCATTAGCAACACCGGGTATTTCTATATCGGCTGCTTGGCCCTTGCAATGGTCTGAGGTACGAGATCCTCCCACAGCAGCATTACTTTCCGCACTGCGAAATGCACTATTACACTTTACACCTTTTTGATAATGGTCTCTAATAGGTTGTAATACTTTCTCACACAAGAGTTTAAGGCTAGCAACGGCTGCTTCATCAGGTGTATTATCCAGACCTAAACGCAAAGCAGTCTCAGACTTAGTAAGTTCATGTAAAGAGAAGTTGGCTGTTAAATTCATTTCATATTCCTTAAAGTGTTATAAGTTTCAATACAAGCATTAAGCTTTCTTATGGCTGTGTCGCCTTCGGCTGTGATGGCGATAAGAGATTCAGCAACCGATCTGTCAAGTTCGGTTCGTGTTTCTCCGCTGTTATCTCCAGCGGCAGTGGTGGCATCTGAGGAGGGACATACGGAGCCTTGGGTGGGGATTGACAAGCGCAGATCACCAGTGGCAATGTTAGCCCTAAGAGTAGTGATTTTCTTTTCAGCATCTTTGTTAGACTTTCTTAATGTATCTGCATATGTTGTAGCCACAACAGCCATCTGCTTCTCTGTGTCTCTAGCCTTCTCATTCAAAGCAGCAATCTCAGCTTGTTGCTTCATGTGAGCGTCATGACCACCCTTCCAATAACCCCCTCCAAAACTGCTTAGAACAGCCAGCAAGACGGTTAAAAGTATGTAAGGGTTAAGGATGCTCATGGGGCAGGCGGCTCATTGTCGTTGGCTTCTGCCTTAGCACTTGCATTGGCAATTGCCTTAACACCAGAGCGTCCAGCAACACCACCTAACACACCAGTGATGAATACCATTATTGTTGAGATCTGTTGTGTATACACCTTATCAATAGCTGCCATGCTGCCATTCATTGGTTGTGTAACAAAACTCACTGAGTACAGAAACATGCCCATAGAAGCAAGCAAGATTGTCACCAACACCACAATGACAAATGCCCATACCCTTACTTCAATCTCATCTGCTGTCAGGCGACTATTTTGTTTATATCCAATTGTTGGCATTACTTCTTCTCCTCTGGTTTAACAAGCATTTCAGGACAAGTTCCTGCTGCTGTACAAATTGGTGGCTTACATTCTTCACTATTCCAATTCTTTGGATCTTGGCAAGGATAGCGATAGCGGTCTTCGCAGCCTGTCAAACACAAGATTGTCACTAATACTAATAGGCTTTTTATCATTTTCCTTCCTTTCAATCTTTCTTCTAAGTCTTTCTATCTGCTCAGTTTGTTGCTTCACTTCTTGTTTCTGTGCAAGAACATCAAGGTACATCCAAGCTAATAAAGGTAACATAAAAGCTACTAAGACAACGGCAGTGATCCATCCTAATACTCCCATCACATCACTTCCTTGTACTTGTGAAACGACAGAAGAAGAATCCAGAGGTATCCGATAAGCACCAGAGTCATAAGGCTGTAGACGAGCTTTCTTTGTCTGTCCTGTTCTGTTACCTGACGTTGCCATCTTTTAATTCTTTCACGCTTTTCTTGTACCAGCCTTGCCGCTTCTTGTTCTGCTCCTATAATGTCTCTCATCTCAAACACTTTGCTATATAAAGCTCCCATCTCTGGAGGGCTTTGATACACCATAGTTTCTCTGATGGTCTTTTCTAATGCTGCCATCTGATCCATTGCCATCACCCGCTTCAAAGCGGCTTCCATTAGATTGGCATCTGGATCGTAAACTGTTTGGCTCTTCTCTTCTTCTTCTCTTATGTGTGCAGCTAGTTGTTCTTGAAGTTTAAAAAACTCAGTGAGTTGGGAAACTACATCCACCATCACCTGAGTTTCATCTACTACTACAAATTGTTCTTTCTTCTTTGTGTTTGAAACTAAAGCAATAGGTGTAGGCTTAGCCCCAAATAGCTTGCTCCAAAACCCTCTTACTTCTTTACCTATTCCTACAACTTCATCTACTGTCTTTTTAACTTCCATGAAGGAAGTTTTGGCTTGTTTATAAAGCTCACAGCCCTCTTTAATTGCAGCTACACAGGCATTGGCAGCAAAGAGTATGGAGATAGGATCAATTTCACATACCTACTATTTTTTTAAAAAACTCAGCAGCAGCACCCGGCCCTATTAATACAGCCACCATCACTGCATAAAGCAAATATTCAATCTTAGACATACGTAAAGAGCCCTCAGACAGAGACTTACATATCTGTCCATATCTCTCAGCACACACTGCTTCATGCACGGCTAGTCTTTTGTCTGTTTCATCTTCAAGCATTTGTTATTCCTCTGGTTGCAGGATGGCGTTTACCAAGTTGGTTGAGAGTTTGATTTCGTTCATTTGGATTCCAGTGCAGTGATGCGGTTAGTAAGTTGGGTGATGGTGCTAACTTGGGTGTCAATGATTGCTTTCATCTCTTGAATGGCGGCTGTCAGAGTGGCAACCAAAAAGGATGTGTCGATGCCTTGGTAAACAGGATTGCCATCTGCATCCACAGCATCTTTTTCGCCAGTTACGCAATCAGGAACAATAGCTTGTAACTCATGCGCAATAAAACCTTCACCATCAGAACCATCAACATTCCATTTGTAAGTTACTGGTTTAAGCGCAGCAACACGGGTTAACGCATTTACCATCGGTTCAACTGTATTTTTTAGACGATAATCAGATGAAGTTGCATAAGTGGTAGCGCTGCCGCTTGTAGATATAACACCAACACGCCCATTGGGATTATAAAATTCAATTTGATAACGGCTACTGGTGTCGTTTGCTTTAGTAGAAATTGGTGTAACAGAGCCGCTTGGGGAATAGGCTTCTATCTTTGATGTGTATTGACTAAATGCACTTGTAGTCCCCACCAGCAAGTTACCGCTGGTGTCTATACGCATACGTTCGGTGGATGTTGTTTGGAATACCAAATTTCCAAAACTTGCTTGCGCCGCATTAAGAACTATATTGCCAGTTGCCCCATCTCTGTATAACTCTCCATATTGATTGGAAGCAGTTATTCCAATTCTAAAAGTTGCACCGCCAGCGCCTAAATGCAAAGTCGCATTTGGCGAACTTGTACCAATCCCCACATTGCCGCCAACTGGATTTAACAAAAGCGAATATGTAGTCGCAAGATTTGTTGTGTCGCAAGATTGCAACCAAGAGCCTGTTCCACCACCTTGACCAATATCTAATGTTCCAGTAAATCCGCCGCCAGCTTGGAGTCTTAGCACTGCGCTTGCGGCTTGAGTTGTTCCTGATGATGCCGCAGAGGTATTTGAACCAGCAGTACCTACGAATTGTGTTCTAAAGTTTGTAGCAACTGAAGCAGTACCAATACCCACATTACCACTTGCATCTTTCACAATGCCTGTCACGCCAACAGTCAGCGTGTCTGTTGTGGCATCTCCAAGCGTGGTGTTGCCAGTAGTGGTCAGGTTAACCAGTGTCTCTGTGCCTGTGTTGGTGAGGCCGGGGGTGGTGATTCCCGTTGTGCCGTCAAGGACGATTGGGGGCATTATTTATTCTCCTTCAATGCCGCTACATCGGCTTGTAGTTGGGTGATGAGGGCTTGTTGTTCTTGGATAGCTTTTACCAATGATGGAATTAAGTTTGCGTTAACCGCTTTGTATGGTTCTTCACCCTCTGGTGGCTCATCAATCCAGTTTGAAACCATGTCAGGGAAAACCAGTTCAAGTTCTTGAGCAATAAAACCACGAGCATTTTTAATGTTCTCGCCTTTGTTTTCTTTCCAATCAAACTTTCTTGGTTTTAACGCCAATACTTTTTCTAAACCATCATCTAAATCACGAATATTTTCTTTTAAGCGTTGGTCAGAAATTGCGGTAATGGTTGTGGTTGTAGCGTTTACAACTCCAGCAGTTGTTACATAAAATCTATAAGCACTAGCATTGGTTGAATATAAGTTCCATGTTGAATATGCGCCAGAACTGTCTTGTACGACTGTTTTAACAACTGGATTAGATGCGTCAGCAGAAAATATAAATTTCATGCCTACGCCAGCAGTCGCACTTGTATTTGTAGTCCCCACCAGCAAGTTACCGCCACCAGACTGCAACACCAAGTCCTGATATGCAGTGCCTACCTTAGTTGCTTGAATAAATGCTTTGTCAGTAGATGTGTTGTATCCAATCAGCAATCTTTGATTTGTGTTTGTTCCAGTTATTGTTAGCTGTGCAAGGTCATTAACATAAGAGGCTTGGTCTGCAACTACTTGCAGTTTTGATATTACTGAAGTTGCGCCAATCCCCACATTACCAGAGTAGTCGATGGTCATTGCAGTGTTTGTAATTCCACTGGTGTAATTATTAGATGTGCCGAACTGAAGGTATGAACCACTACCAGAAAAATAAGAGGCTATTCTTGCTCTTGGAGCGTTTCCATTTTCAGTAAAGTCTATACCTGAGTAATCATTTGTGCTGGTTGCGCCTTGCGTAGTAATCGCCATAGGGCTTGTGCCAGTAAATGATGTGATACCAGCCGTACCCCGTACATCCAATTTTGAAACTGGCGAACTTGTACCAATTCCAACATTACCAGAGGACTGAGAATTTAAATACAAAGCCGCACCATCAATATACTGATTTTTATACGCCGCACCTGTTCTGTCGTAAGTGGCTATGCGACCAAAATCACCTGATGAGTCGTACCATACCTCAACACCTTTACCTGATGTTGGGGCAACAGCAGTTGAACTTACAGCACGAAGAGTAGCCGTTACATCTAATTTTGATGCTGGCGAAGCAGTACCAATACCCACATTGGCGCTGGTGTCCACAGTAAGAGCAGTCGTTCCTGCCGTCTGCAATTGCAACACGCCGCTGGTGTCAGCAGTGTTTACTAAGCCTGCACTGGTGCTGGCATTGATTGTTACAGCCATTGTGTGTTCTCCTCATCTGCTGGCTCCGGTTCGTTGCCTTTTGTTTTCCAAACCAAAAAAGCTTGGTAGTCTGTGTTGTCTTCACTCATTGGAATAGAGGTCATAGAACCATCTCCATTATCACGAACAACAACACTTATTTGACCAAAATTATCTTTGTGTAATTTATACATTTATAACTCCGCTGAACAAGAAATTACTGCTGTGTTTACACCATTAGCAATTAACCGTGAATTTGCTCCAGCAGTTAAACCTGAAGCAACAGTAGTGGTTACTTGGCAAGAATTTATTCCTAAATGCTCAGACACAAGGGCGGTACAAGTTGTTAGAGAATCATCTCCTTTTTGTGTAGAAAACCCTGATGCAGTTGTAAAAGTTACAGATGGATAACTACGTTTCTGTACTTGATAGTTGTAAACATATCTAGCTTGTGTTGCGGAATTTGCCCCGCCATTTAAAAAATTGACATAAGTTGATGAACCGCCAACTGAGGTTAAAGTTTCAAAGTAGCGTTGACAAAGTTGCAACTCAGTCCCATAAGGTCTGTAATCAAAGCTAGTTGCTGTTGAGCCTTTTTCTAGCTGTACGCCTGTGATGTAGAAAGTAGCGCCGTTTGTGCCGACTACTGATGTTGTTCCTGTAACGCCCCAAATATCTGAGCCAACCCAAGAGCCAGATGTAGTTGTAT